AGTGGTAGTCCGACTATTGGGAATTTATTTCCTTGAGCCTGACTAATCGAAAGCGTATCTATCTCGCCCTCGGCCACAATGATCATCCTGCCACCGCTCCACAAATGCTGACCAAAGAGACCGACAGACTTACCGTCACCGAGTATCTTAAAATTCTTATCTTGGTCCCGAATCTTCTGTGCAACTACTTGGCCGTTTTCGTCCTGGTAGTTAGCAATCTGAACGGGGCGCGTCCCATCCATGCAGACCTGGTAATCAAATTTACGACATGTTGCTTCTGTAATTCCACGGGCTTTCAGTGCCGAGTAAGTACCCGCGAGTAATGCTGAGTTTAGTTTCTGTGCAGGTACTCTGATGCTATCGTCACCATGACCATAAGCCTCGCATCCGAAACAGTAGGTGCTGTTGTCTGAGTACAGTGCCGCGTTGTCTTTAGACTGGCACTCTTCGCAGGGAATATGCATCACGAACTTTGCACCGTTTTCTTTATCTTTAATTTCCACTTGTGGCCCCTCTAAATTTAAAAAAAAAGACCACCCGTTTCCAGGTGATCTCTAGGTCTTGACTCATTCTCTGAGCCATTCGTCCGGGATAGTTTTGTGAGCCCATTGCAGCCTGTGTTTGTCACAGAAACTTGCATATGTGGATTTCGATCCCTTGTACAATTTGTTATTGGCATTGGAAAAGACGAATCTTAAATCGATGCCGGGGTGCTGCTCCTTGATCAGCAGATGCTTTTGTCTATCAGCTACATCCCAAATGCCTTTGCTCTCGACATAAAAAAAGCCACCAGTCTTTGGTAGCTTGAAGTCGGGAGTGTATTTCGCCTGGCGTAGCGGAACGGTGTAGCTGATCTTGTCTGTTTCGTAGTGGACCTCAAGTCCTGCTGCAACTATCTGCTTACTCAGTTTGTCCTCGAGACCACTACGGTAACCGTGTTTAATTCCGTTAGAAACGGTCAGCTGACGTTGCTGCTTCTTGTTGTACCTCATCCAGCTCCACCTCCTGGTCTTGGACTAGGTCTTCTGCTTTAAAGCCACCTTCGACACTAGCGAATCCACCAGTCGGGGCGTCAGAGCCTCCGGTCACTGGCAATACTATTTGTACCTTTTTGAGTTGTAGTGATACGCCGTTTGATCCAGAAACTGAGTAAGGCGATGCATATCCACCTATTCGTATTTTTGAGCCAGCCCATAGATTTGGGATCTGTGCACCGAATATCTCTTCGCCAGTAGCGTCAAAAAAAGCAGGCGCATATTTGCTCTTTACTTTGATGATCATTTCGCCAGTGTCCTCGTCTAAGTCAAAGGGCATCCTGGCGCCGTCTGCCTTCTCACCAAACTCGGCCCGGGCACAACCTTGGATGAGCTTAAGTAGATCGAGGTGGTCCTCAAGGACTAGGTTAGTTTTGTACTTGGGCTCACCGCCGAACGCGGAATCTGGTAAGTTGAGCCACGGGTATTGAGCGCGTCCGATGTTAGTTTCAAAGTAGACTTTATTTTGTTGGGCCATTGGTGTTCTCCTTGGATGGGTGTTCTAAGTGGTTGTGGTTGTGGTTTTGGGTGTTGGGTAATTCGATGCCTAGTCGTTTTGCTTCCTCGACGAGCTTGTCTGGGATTACTTCGTTTTTACTGGTGTGGAGTTCGACTAATTGCCGGACCCGTTCTCTTGGATGCATTTGCGTTTTTCCCTTTGACGTATCTAAAGGGTGGACACTTCTGTTTTTAGCAAATTACAGGCGAAAAAAAAGGCCAGGCTTTCGCTTGACCAGGAGGGGGGTTTTTAGAGTTTAGTTATTAGGAGAAGCAGTATTCGCTTTTAAGTATGCCCTGAAGATCCAGAGTTCCTTTCGGTGGGACCTTAAGGTCTAGCTTATCTCTCCCAGCGACACTGAGCTGCTGACGCACTTCTGTGTAAAATTCCGTATAGACGCAACGTCCGTCATACATCTCAACGAACGTCTCTCGAACCGCTGCATACACCATCGAGGTCATGTTCGGGGTTGAAGCGAACGAGTCGTGTATTAAAAAGAAGTCCTGTACGCCCGAATCTTTGCAGCGCAGTACAGTCTTCATTAAATGTGCGGAGTCTAAACCATGGATAAAGTTCGGCGCGATACTGCTCTTACTTTTACGCTTGTTGATCTTGGTTTTCGACCTCTCACGAACCGTCAATTGCGTACGCTTTGTCGTTTTTAAATCTGGCAAAGAAACGTCTAGGTCCATCTGAGCAATTTGCAACTCGGCTTCCTGACGCTCGGCTAGGCTTGCTTGGTGCGTAGCCCTGTCGTAGAGAAACATTTTAACTTTCTTAGTCTCGTACTCCGTGTATTTTTGTACAGCAATGAATCCAATAGGCGTGGTCCAACGCACAGGTTTCCCTTCGTGTGCCAGGGCGCCAGCAGCAGAGCGTAGAAATTCCATACCCGACTGGGCGGAGGTTACCACTGCTCGAATACAGTCCATGTTTATTTTTGCAAGAAACCTAGCGGCCCTGATAGCAGTAGTTCCGAACGTATGCTTATCTATTTTTTTCAACAGGACAAGTTTACTCAGCGGAGTCATGATGTCTTCGATGAGCTGATCGCCCATGCCGTGGACGACTGACGAATACGCATAAGTCATCGTGTTGCGCTTACAGACTTTTCGAGTGATGCCATAAGCCAACCACGCTTTTGCGAGTAGATGGTGTTCGTGTGCATAATCTGAGGCAACCAAGGCCACTACCTGGTTCACCATGTCTGCAACTTTCTGGTAGATGTCCCTGGGAGACTCAGAGGGAGTCAGATTGACCTCAGCACCATCGTCTTCGTCTAGCGAAGCGGCACTGTAATGTTGAAGCCCATTATTGGCACCATCTAAGGAACAGGGAATAGGGCAGTGGTAAAGCACGCCGTATTCGATCCACTTTGCCCAGGCAAAAACGGCAGCCATGAACTGGAAAGGTTTGTCTGCCTTGGACCACTCTGCAACAGTTCCCTGGTAATCGTTGGCTAGAGACAATAGCCAGTCAGTGTTATCTGAAGTCCACTGCTCACGCTCTTGGAAAGACTTCTTCGACACGCGGTCAAAGTCACCTAAGTTAGCGATGTGAATCGCTAGGTAGGATGCGCCATCCTGATCCATAGGCTGCGTTCTGCGTAGCTCAAAGAGAGACTTCATGTGATCGTCGCGGTGGTAATTAAAATGTGGAACTGGGTAGCAGCGGCCTCTGAAGTCGAGGTTCCACGGAAGGTAAAATTCATCGAAGTTGGCTAGGTCTATAGCGGTTGCTAGGTCTTGGCTCATGACAACTGTCTGGGATGCAGTGTCTCGGTTGCTCTCTGCTGTCTCGCGGCATTGCAACGCGTAGCCTTTCTTAGCCTCGGCATCACAAGCTCCCCAGTCACCTGGCGCCCGTGGCTTGGGAAGTAAGTTTCGAGTGGGGAACCCTTCAATTGGAACATCGCAATACCACGCCCAGCGGACTAGCTCAAGCATTTGCTTGTTGATCGCCAAGGGCGTTGCTTGAATAGCGTTGAGCGCCTCAAGACATTCGATACCGTCAGGTCCAGCTTTCTTAATGGCGTGGCTCATCGCCATCCGCTGTTCATTGGTGGCCATCCGGACCAAAGACACCTCACTTGCCAGCCTGGCATCTCGGTAGCAGCCGGTGTCGAACTTGGTCCAGGGGGTAGGAGGACACAACATAGGTCCAAACATAGGTTCGAGCCAGGAGGCTTCGTAGTCCATGTCTGCCAGTGCCGCTTGGGCTGCTGCGGTCATGCCAATCTTCTTGACTGTGTTCTTAGGCTGGCTCTTTTCCCACACATCAAAGATACCAGAGTACTCAAGTACCGCATTGATCAGAGGACCTGCTGCCTTGACGATTCTAGAGGGCAACCACGAATCCACTTTGTACCCTGAAACGATTGTACCTTCAGCATCTTTGGTGTCTCTAGAGGCTGTGATCCTGGCTGCTTTGATTCGATACTTCGACGAGGAATGGCTACCAGAGACCTGAGTCTCTATTCGTCGAGCCTTGGTTCTGTCGTGTTCTAGAAGTCCAGCGGACCAATGTTCTAGCTCGATTCGACGTCCAATACGGCTAACACAACTCGTCAGTGTGGCTTTGGTGGACACAGACTCCATACAAGTGTTCAAAGCTATGTAGGCTAAGAGGTCGACGTCGAGGCCGACAACGTCAGAGTACCAGCAGGGGTTCCTAGACTTACTGGCCTCCTGTGTCTCTATGGTCTTACGAATAGCCTCGGCTACCCTGACCAGGGCACCATTGATGATTCTTTGGCTACTGTTTTGAGAGGCTTCGTTGACGAGCCCTTCTTGCCGCTTCAGATACCTCTGTCTACCACGGTCAATCATTTGTTGCTCTCGGTCCATCTCCTGCTCATGCGCTGCATTGCTAATCTTCATGTAATACCCCTTCCGTATACTCTAGTTATCTAAAGGGTGGACACTTCTAAAATCCACCCTCTAGACGCGGTGCCATATCTTTTTTAAAGGTCGCTCGATCATAGGTCACACGACTAAGTGAAACAACCTCAATCGATGCGTTTATCTATAAGCTCAACGGCATACTGAACGTCCCTCATTTTTGCCTTGACGCTGTACGAGATCGCCACCCTCGCATGAGGATCTGAGCATTCCCGCAGCTCCTCTATACTGTCCTTAAG